ATTACTTAGTCTCATAACGCCCTCCCGACGTTGTTGATTACCGGTAATATCCAATTTCGCTTACTGCCCTTTTCCTTTGCCATCACCTCTTCTATGTGATTCCAGATAAACAGAACCACGTTCTTTGGGTTATCCTTTTTGAAACTGTCATAAGACACAACGGGTATGTGCATTCCTGGTGAGAACTTGCCTATCTTTTCAGGTGTTACATCATAGACCCTTTTAATGATGTCGGGCCCAAACCCGCAAGCGTTGGTAATGGTGGACATCTTAGCCGGTGCGCCGTATCCTACAACCTGCCCCTTGACACTTCTCACTTCATTCTTCAGGGCTTCAATTCGTGCCATAACGTTTTCACCAAAACCCACCAGCATTCCGGGGTTAGTTTCAAACGTGTTATAGTGTGACCTGACCAGATGCGCTCCTACGCCTGTGTCCTCAGAGCCGTGTTTGATAAAATACCGGATGGAGCCACCATGAGTCCAGACATATTCAAATGAGTCTATGTGCATGTCAAACATAGCCAAGGTCCGCATCATTGATGTAATCGAAGTGTAGAAGATATGCTCGTTGTAGAACTGATCGAATGCCAAGTTAGCAACTGTGTGACCAAAATATGGTTCTTCATTTATCCATGTGCCGTCCGGTGATAGGATCTTCTTGATGTTTTTCAGAACACCAACCCGATCCGGTATGTGGGCAAATGTATTGGCAGATACGATAACGTCGGTTTCGGGCCAATTAACAAACTCGTGCGTTTCAAATGGGTTAGAACATATTTTAACGCCCCTTGTCTTGGCAACTTCGGCAACATTTCCTGAAGGCTCGAAGCCCAGGTGCAGTTCTTCTGCGAAATGTTTAAGGAAAGTCCCGTCGTTTGTACCTATCTCAATAATAACAGGGCGTTTGCCATTAGCTTTAAGTGGGTTAAAGTATTTGACGTTAATCGTATCTGCCAAGTTTTTGAAATGCTCAGACATGTAATCGGACGTGCCTGTAAAAAACGAATAGTGGCCATTGAATACAGACTTCGTGCTTGGATGGTCACAGAGCTGAACTGTAAGACATTCAGGGCAGTAATGAACTGTCAGGCTATAGAACTGTTCATCCTTGAACTGATCACTGGACACAAAGTTGTTCGCGATAGGATGCTTGCCGAGGTCAAGGAACTGGACGCATTTGGTTTCACAAACTCTGCATTTCATGGCTTCACCCCCCGATATCCACACTGCCAGTCAACGCTCTCGACATAATAAGGATGCTCCAGCGGCATTTTCTCTAGTTTTGTAAACCCAACCATTTCCATTGCGTACTTCAGTAAGCCTGCTGAGTAACAGTACCTGTGAAGTGAATCTTGAACATATGAATAGATATAGATGTTATTCATGTAAATCATTTCATTCGGCGTAGGATTGGCTAAAAACTTCTTGGCAAGAACTTCAAAGTCAGGCACCACTATGAATATCTCACCACCGGGTTTTAGAATACGCAACCAATGGGCAAGTGCATTTTGCCCTTCGTTCCAGGTCAGATGCTCAAGAAGATGCCCACAATATATCTCATCAACAGTGTCCGGACCATACTCAAGGTTCGTCACATTGGCTACGACATCGGGCTTTACCCGCTCGAACTGATCTATGTTTACAAACCCCTCCATATTGTACCCACCAGAACCAAGGTTTAACCTCAGGCCGTCCTTGACACCTACCTGTTTGGTTTCATAGACTACTTGGTTTTTCCAGAAATCCTCACCCCATTTTTCTATCAGGTGTTTATCGTTTTGTTCAACCACTGCATCATAGTCTATCTTGCCTTCGTTGGCCATAAGTTCAAATGTCTTGCTGCCTTCGTGATGGATATACACATCGTGCGCTATTCCTATTCTGAACCCCTTCTCTCGCGCCCTAAAGCCAAGGTCTATGTCCTCGCCACAAGACGGCCATAACGATTCGTCAAGGTATCCAACAGAATCAAACACTTCGCGTTTGACAAACATGGACATCACAGCGAAATTCACCTCTGTGGCATAGCCCTTATTCTCTTCACTGAAAGCTGTAGCCGCTGCGTTTAACTGATCCAAGTTATTGTAGCTTTCGATTGCAACGCTTTGAACCCCCGCGACATAGTTGGTCATGGGGGCTATGATGTCAAAGTCTTCTTCCAGATACGAGAGAAGAATGCTTGCCCAGTGTGGGGTTACAATCACATCATTGTTGAAAAGCACAATGACGTCACCGTTTGAAGCCTTGATACCCTGGTTCGCAGCAACCGAGAAGCCAAGGTTTTCTTCATTGCGGATAAGGACCGTTCCCGCGTTCATTACAAAAGGTGGTTTGTAAGCAGGTTCTGAGCCGTTGTCTATAATAACCAGCTCATAGTCCTGAGTGTTCTCCATGATGGAATAAATACACTCATGGGTTAGATCGTGATTTTGGTACACCGGAATTACAATACTTAACATAGTTTGCCCGCCTCCCAACAGGTCACAGTTTTTCTATACCAGCCGATTTATACGCCGCCAATGGGTAGATGCCTGCCTGAGAAAACAGACAGAACTCATACATCTCATCCAACCCCCACAAATGCCTTACAGTTCCTGTGTCGCAGTTATCTGGATTCTTTATGTCGGTGGCTTTAATTCTATCACCAACATAAATTGTGTTGCCATCCTTGTCTTTTTTGCAAGTAGGAATCATGCCCTGTCTATCAAACTCCATAATCCACGGTTATATTAAATGGTTGCGAAACTTGTATGCTTATTTCCTATTTCATTCACTTCGATAGTACTATCTTCGTTCTCGTTTGGAATAAGATTGAACCTTCTCAATATCGGCACAACTTGTCTGATATTATCTACTGTAGGATAGAATTCGGCAGTAACGGTAGCAATCTCTCCAGCCTTGAAGTTGATTGTTAGTTCACGCACATGCTTCAACCCAAACACATCACACATTTCCTTATCGAATTTATCGCAACTTGAAATTGCCATAGTACGCCTTCCGTTCTTACGCACGGTTTATCAGAACCTCGTAGTCTACGGTTGTCTGCCAGTATTCACCGGTCCCGGCTTCAGTGTTTGCCGGAATGATATTAGGCCCGTTGCCCTGCTGCCGATGGCAATACACAATAGTCTCGTTGGTTACAGTCCACACTTTGTCTTTTATCATAGTAGACAGGTGAGTATCCATGTCCATTATTTCTGTTGAATCATTCACATCACCTGAATACAGCGAGAACTGAAGGAATACATATTCCATGTTCTCCGTAAACGTGTCATAGTCCACGTTTGTCATAATCGAATAGACAGCATATGGCCCGTTTGAAAGTGAGGTGCCGTTTGGTGCTACAGTATCGTATAGCCTCCCACTGACATCGTTGTAGAAGTCATAGTGGGACCCGCCTGGGCTGGAAGCGAATAGAGTGTATAAGCCTGTCTTGAAATTCTTCAAGGCTGCGTCTCCTTTACCATCATCTCCAACCACTGATGCCTATCGCCCATGTCAATGGGTTCTGTTACGATACTGTAATATTTGTCCGTAAACAGCTCCTTGAATCGCCAGGTGGCCTTAAACGGCTTGCGATAGCGTATCCTGAGCCTGTGAGTGGCAATGGCTATGCTCCTACCCCCCTCAAAGGTTTCCATGCCCTTCAGTGGCCATAACGCACAGTGGCCAGTGAAAATGGTTGTCCATGTAACAGTGGAGCCGCCCATGCTATTTGATGCGCGGGTCTGGGCCTCACATTGCACGCGATGTTTGAGATCCCCTGATTGCATTACATCTCCGTCCATAAGCGATACGGCCATAACAGCGCCTGTACCGCTCTATTTTCTATCACACTACCTGAATTTAGGATCTCGAATATGGCATCACGGTGATTGAATAGATCTTCAACCATCATTTTGATCGCGGTCTTTATCCCGGCAGGCACAGTCGAAGCTGTCCCACCATAACCACATACAAATTGGCAGGTAATAGGCTTAAACGGGTATTTTGTAAATGACGGCCAGCTTACGCCATAGGGGAGGACTATGCGACCGGGATCACTGCTAGTGTCAACAAGATACTCGGTCGTGACCGTCATGGTGGTACTATCTCCATCGGAGTCTTTGTAAGCCAGAGACACAACCGATGTGAGATTCCCGAATGGTATAATGAATGAATTACTAGATGGGAAGTCATCGAGATACAAATTCCAGGTTTGTGTGATAAACTTTCTCTGCGTAATGGATTCAGCCTGCTGACGAGCTGCTGCTATCAACGTGGATAGTA